AACGCTGCTTGGGTGGATCGCCGGTTCTGGGATAGCTCCGTATCCGCCAAACCAACTGATAAACCAGAGTCCACCTTTGTGGCTTTTGACTTGGCGCACTCCCGAGACCTCAACGCAATTTGCACGTTACACAGGTATTCTGAAGAGAGGTTCTTTGCGGAGTTTCAGTTCTTCCTGCCGGAAGAGTCGCTTGACCTTGTTCCAAATCACTACCGACCTACCTACCTACAGGCTGCGGCTAGTGGGATTCTCAAGTTCACTCCTGGTAATGTCACCGATCACGGGGAAATCGAGAAATATATCCGCAACCTATGTGAGAAGTATGAGGTAAAGCAGATCAACTACGACCCGTACAACGCCGCTGCTTTGGTGGCTAACCTGTACGCGGACGGACTTCCGGTGGTCAAGGTCGGCCAGGGCATGGCAATGCTGTCAAGCCCAAGTAAGGCCACAGAAGAGTTGATTATGAAAAAGGCAATAAACCACGATAACAATCCTTTCGTAGGCTGGCAGTTAGGAAACTGCGAGGTTTACAAGGATGTCAACGACAACATCAAGGTTAGGAAAAACGAAGCAGACCCAAGTGCCAAGGTTGACGGCATTATTGCCATGATCATGGCGGTTCACGGCCACCTAGATAACGTATTTGTGTCAGAATCATTTGGATTTAGATCATTAGAGTGGTAAAGTGACAGGAAAAGGGGTCTGACATGGGCATTTTCGACGTATTTCGTAAGAAAACATCGGCAAAAGAAGCCAATACGTTGTTTGGGCAAACCGCCCTTGGCAACCAGATTACCTATGGCGCGACTAAGCAAGGCTCCGTTCTAAACAGCCAACTGCTGTATGTAACGACAAGTTCTGTCAATGATGCTGGTCGGACTGTCGATGTGTCCATGCTGTCGAGAAATTCGACGGTTATGTCATGTATTGGTGCTAAAGCGCGGTCCATTGCTCAACTTCCTCTGCGGGTTATGTGCCGCACTGAGGATGGCAAGTACGTTGACGCTATTGAAGGCGAAGGCGTAACTGAGCGCAATAAGGCTAAAGCAATTCAGGTGATGAATCTGATTCAGAACCCTAATGCCTTCCAAAGCCAATACGAGTTCTGGTATCAGTGGCTCATGTGGCATGAGTTGTCTGGCGAGTCTTTTACTATGTGGTGGAGGAAGGACCAGGGCAATCCTAGCCAGACCCCGATTGAGATGTACATCCTGGATAGCACTCTGATTGCCGTTCAGGTAACTCCTACGCGGTATCCGTCCTACAGGTTGTCTACTCCTTCTTATGGATTCTCTAAGGACGAACCTTTGGCCTCGCATCAGGTCATGCACATCAAGGACATGGCATGGCAGGGCTCTGCGGGCTTTAACAAGGGCATCCTGGCGACGGAACTGGTCTCTCTTGATCAAGACATCGACCTGTACGCCAACTACGTCATGCTCAACGGGGCTAAACCCTCTGGCATGTTCGTAACCGAGTCGGTTATCCCTGATGGCAAGTACAAGGAAATCGCTGCTCGGTTGAAGGAGGCCTGGGCGAACATGACCGGAAGCCAGCGTACTGACGCTTCTAAACCCGGTCAGGGCATGCTGCTGGACCAAGGCATGAAGTACATGCCGCTGGAGATGTTGACTCTTCAGGACGCTGATGCGCGAGAGTTGAAGCTGCAAACAATGAAGCGGATTTGCGGTGTATTTGGTGTTCCTCCTTCCATGATAGGAATCGGAGAGTCTAAGTACAACAATACTCAAACCATGCTGGATGAGTATTACAAGTCGGCCATTTACCCCATCATTGTCAACATCCAACAAAAGCTGAAGCAGCATCTGCTGTCTCAGTACCCTAGCCTTTGCATTGAGTTTGATACTCGGAACTTCCTGAAGGGCGCTCCGCTGGATCAGATGAATTTTGCGAAGGCTGGCGTAACTGGTGGTATCCTTACGCCAAATGAAGCTCGAAACTACCTTGGAATGTCAGATATTGAAGGTGGTGATGAGTTGGTCGCAGATAAGAACGACACGGCAATCCCAGGTTCTAGCCCTCAAGACACGGGCGGCGGCGGTGGAAACCAGCGCACAAGGATGAACATTGGCACAACGTGATATAAGAATTCTGGTAGCATTGGCAAATCAGGTGCGTAAGCCTATTGCTTTTGCTGCACCAGTTGCCCCTAAAATACAAGATAATGACCAAAGTAAACTAGGGGTCATCAATGAAACTGAATCTGGTCTGCGAAGCGAAACTCAGCCTACCCGGAAAAGCCGAGGAAAGCGGAAAGATTGAAGCTCGCGTAACCACCTGGGGTGCCCGAGAGGGTGCCGACGGTCGCAAGTTCTTCTATAAGCCCGAGGGTTTTGCTACCTGGGCCGAGCAATTCGGCAAGGCAGGCAAGCCTCTGCCCATGTTCCTCAATCACATGAGCGACTCCATGCCTGTAGGCGAATGGACTAGCTTTGAGTTTGATGATGAGGGCATGAACGCCAACGGGCGTCTTTACCTGAACACCACTGCCGGGTCTGACCTGTATCAGATTATGACGGAAAGCCCCAATATGTTTGGTGGTGTTTCTGTCGGTGCCTATGCAGATGAATATTGCATGGTGAAGGAAGACGGGTCCATGTGCGACCAAGACGACATGGACGAAGGCTACTTTCAGATCACCAACGGTGGCCTGCGGGAAGTGTCCGTAGTGATGTATCCGAATAACCCGATGGCAGAAGTCAAAAAGTTGGAGTTCTTCCGGCCTGACGGTTCTGCTGATCTCAAGGTTCTGGAGTCGGCTCTGCGTGAGGCAGGGTTATCTAGGAAAGATGCGGTCACTGCCGCGTCTACGTTCAAGCAAGTCCTGGAACAGCGTGACGTTGTGAAGGATGAGCCAACTGCGCCGCAGCAGAGTGAGTCTGACGCGGAAGTGACCACTGAGGCGGAAATTCTCCAGGCTCTTGAAGAGCGCGAGTTGCTCCGTGTCCTGTCCCAAAAACTGAAAGGTTGAAAATGTCTACCGTGATCCTCGAAAAGCTGGACCAAATTGAAGCCCAGCAAACCGCCAAGATCGAATCCGCCGTTGAGTCGGTGAAGGCTGAAGTCAGCGAGAAGATTGCTGCTCTGGAAGCCAAGGTTGCCAGCGTTCAAACGCCCGCGATCATCCGCCCGGTTGCCAAGTCTGTTCGCCAGGACGTTAACCGTCTGGCCCGCGAACAACTGAAGAACATCGTCGGTGGCAAGAGCCAGTTCGAGCGTGAACTGAAGTTCTTTGCTGACGAATCTCAGTACGAGGCGTACCTGAAGGAAGCCAGCCAACTGACCGCTGGCGGCGACGGTAAGGGTGGCCGCACTGCCTATGACCCCGTGTTCGCTGCTCTGCGTTTGGCTAACCCGATGCGCGGTCTGTCGCGTACCGTGGCTACCGATGGTTCTTCGTATCAGTTCCGCGTGAAGACCGGCGATGCTGGTCCGCAGTGGGGCTATGGCATTCAAAATAACGGTGCCGCTACCACGGAAGACACCAGTATTTGGCAGCTTGTGCTAAAGGACATCAACGTGCAGTTCCCGATCCGCACTGCGGCTCTGGACGACATCGATGGTCTGGAAGCCAACGTGGTTGACGACATGCTGGCCGAGTTCGCCCAGGCTGAAGCCCTGTCGATGATCCAGAACAACGACCAAAGCGGCACGGGCACCTCGGTGTCTACCGGTGGCGCTGACGGTCTGCGTGGCCTGGACCAGTACGCTGGCGCTAACGCTACCTACACGGGTGGTAAGGTCTCTACGGCATCGTTCGGCACCTCTGGCACGGGCTCTACCTCGGGTCTGCATAGTCTCGCTACCTACGACCAGTTGACCTCCAACGTCAACACCGTAGCTGCCAATTCCGTGACCTACAAGGACATGATCAATTGGATTTACAGCCTGCCGCAGCAATACTGGACTCCGAATGCCAAGTTCATGTTGAACCCGGTGTTCCTGGCTGGCATTCGCGGCCTGACCGACACCAACGGCGCACCGATCTTCAATCGCAATGAAGGTCTGAGCGTTGACGGCATCGTGGGTCAGTTGCTGGGCTTTGACGTTATCGTCAACAAGTATGTGGACAACCCCAGCCAAGCCACCACCGGCACGGCAGGTACGAACAGCTACTACCCTGGCTTCTTCTGCGATTGGAGCCGTTTCCACACCATCGTGGACCGCCTGAGCATGGTGATGCGCCGCTACGATCAGACTGCTCCTGGCTTCATCACTTTCTACGGTGAGAAGCGTTTGGGTACGTCTGTGCGCGATCCTAACGCGGGGGTGCGTTATCGCTCGACGGCCACCGCGACCTGATGAGAAAGGGGGGATGATCTCCCCCCTTTTTTCAATCAACAAGGAACAGCCATGATCGAGAAAATCCTAGACGGAATCAAGCAATCTATCCATGAGGGTCGGCAAGTCAAGATTGATTTGTCGGAAGCATCGTCCCTAACGGGTTCCGGTCTGGGCAAAGGCGGTCGGACTGTTTTTGACGACTCGTTTGCAGCACTTCGCCAAGCAAACCCTTTCCGGTTGGGCGCTCGGCAGATTCCTGTAAGCGGGTCTGATGCTCTTTTTGTTGCCAAAACTGGTAACGCAACGAATTCCACACCGTGGGGATATACGCCTGCCAACAACACCGGTAGCCCGAATATCGATACGGCAATCTGGCAACTCCCAGTTCGCGACATCTCTGCCAGCTTTCCGGTTCGCTCCGCAGTCCTGTCTGATGTCAACGGACTTGAGGCGACTCTGGTAGAAGACCTGATGCTTGAGTTTGCTGCCCTTGAGGGCGCATCGATGGCAGTCAATAGCGACCAAGCAGGATCGACCACAACGGCCACAGGCGCGACATCTGGCCTGCGGGGCCTGGATATGTACCTTGACGGTGCTACGTCGGCCTACGGGACTTCTGGGACCGCTATCACCAATGGTATCCACACGATTGCTACGCAGACTGCAACAACTGCTGTTGCCTACGCTGACCTGACTGCTGCTGTTAGCAAGTTGCCTTCTCAGTATTGGGCACTGCCAGGAAATGCTTGGTACATCCGTCCCCCCACGATTCAGGCTCTGCGTGACCTGAAGGACTTGCAGGGTCTGCCGGTATTCCTCGAAATCGGTGATGAGGATGGTGCTGCTGTAGGGCGGATGTTTGGCTTCCCAGTGATTCCAAATCCGTATCTCAGCACTACCTACCCGATCTATCTGGCTAATTGGCCGCGCTTCCTGACCATCGGTGACACGATGGAAATGAACGTGCAAATGATGGAACAAACGGCACCCGGCTTTGTTACCATGTACGCAGAAAAGCGTGTGGTTTCATCCGTGCGCGATCCGTTTGCTGGAGTGCGAGTCAAGGTATGACCATAGAAAACATCGTCATCGGGGCTAATCGCAATCCGTTCAACTATGAAAAGGTTGAACAGATCGACCGTGACGTTGTTACTCCTTGGTTGAACATTGATGAGATCAGAGATCAGATCAACCTGTATGGGGATACGTCCCAGGATGATTACATCTCTGGTCTTGAGCTTGCAACAAGGAACTTCATCGAAGACTATCTCGGCATGACGATTTTCCCGGCTAGTTACCGGGTTTATTACAATGTTGGTAGTCTTTACGGAACACCATTAACGCTTGATTTGCCGATTGTTAGTCAGAACTTTTATCCGACTCAATCAGGCGTCAACGTCAACGCGGTGAAGTATTGGAATAGTTCCAATGTATTGACGACGGTTGCTCCGAGTGATTATTTCTACGATCAAAGCGGCAATAAGATCATCATCAATAGTTTGTCAACCAGCATTAGCACCCAGAGAACTAGCCCGGTTTTCTGTGAGTACACAACGGCATCTAATCCTCTTTCGGCATACCCTGTGATTAAACAAGCGGGTATGCTGTTGCTGACGCATTGGTATAACACTAGGGCATCAGCTACTGAAAAGATCATGCGTGAGATTCCGTTTGGATTCCACGTTATGCTGCGTCCTTATAAGCCTCTTGTTCTATGATTACAAGGTTTGAAACCATCGGCATCAACAACTTGTCGTTCACCAAGTCTGCATTTGGTGAGCAAGGTGTTGTGCAGACCTTGTGGTTCAGGACTAGGGCAAAGGTGCATGAGGTCAACAGTTCAATCAAGATTTCAGACAAGTATCGTGACTATCACGACATCACTGAATTTGAGATTAACTACACCCCAAACGCCAGAACAATCGTTGAAGACCCAGGTAATTATTCCATTACATATGACGGGGATTCATGGCGGATTGAAGACGCAAAGTCAGACAACAATCGGCAGCATGTAAGGATCTTGTGCTTCCGCAATGATCCGCAAACGGCAGTCTGATGGCAACACAGCAGAATCCAGTTGATTACGCTAGGGCTATTCAGGCTCAACTGGCATCTATTGTTTCGCCTGTGCCTGTGTATTCGGCTTTTAACCGGAACTTCGCTCTTGAGCCTAAGTTTGTCACTTGGCAGCTTAGGAATGTCCACCAAGAAGTGTATACAGGTGGGAACCAAGCAAACAAAGGCATTGATCGTCCCGTCTTTCAAATCTCTATTTTCACGCAGGGAATGGAAGACGGTTTCACAATCAGTAACCAGATACTACAATCCCTGCATGGCTACACCGGAGTTTTCGGTGGGCCGACTTATGGGTTTTGGATTGCCAAGGCAGATGTGTTTTGGCTCTACAATTCCTATGATGATAAAGAAAAGATGGCCCAGGTTTTTCTGGACTGCACACTAGACATCCCAACTTGAAAGGAAAATCATGGCCCTGCCAAATAAAGTTCTGCCTGGGTTTAGTGTCGCTATGTATGCGCAACCTGGGGCTACTCCGACTCCGTTGACAACGGCGCAGCTTGCTCTTGTTGCAAGCGTCAGCCCGCTGGCGGTTTCCGGTAACCTGATGAACATTGAAGCGGTCCCGGCTTTCGGCCAGGATGATGCTTCTGCCAACTTCGCGGTTGCTGGTGCGCGTCAATCGGACAAGATTCCGACGCAATCTGCTCCGACCTCGCTGACCATCACTGCCGCGTGGAATCCTACGGACTCGGTTCTGTTGCTGCTTCGCGCTGATGCGTACAACGGCACGGTTGACCGCACGTTTGTGATCTCTGCAACTGAAGGCGCGAATATCGTGTATTACGCCTTCAACGGTCGCGTGTCTCAGTGGCAGATCGATGCTCAACCCGGCGCTGAAGCCAAGGTGATGCTGACGATCCACCCCCGTGGCAACCAATACGGTTGGTCTAACAACGCTTGAGGTAAATCATGGCACTCCCAAGTAAAGTTCTCCCTGGGTTTACCGCGACCCTATGGGCACAGAGTGCGGCGACGCCTACCACGCTGTCTACTGCTAACTTGTCTGTCTGGACAGCACAAGTGCAGAACATCGTTGGTACTGTTGCTGGTGGTCTTGGCACTACTGGTATGGCTATCCCTGTTGAGGCTATTCCAGCTTTTGGGCAAGATGATGCAGTGGTGAACTATTCGGTTGCCGGTTCTCGGCAGTCGGACAAGATTCCATCGCAAGCGGCCCCTACCTCGCTGACCATCACGGCAGCATGGAACCCGGCTGACACTGCGCTGCTTCAAATCCGTGCTGATGCCTACTCTGGGACTGTGGATCGCACCTATGTGATCTCTGCCTATGATGGCACTAACGTGGTGGCTTATGCCTTCAACGGTCGCGCCGCACAGTGGCAGATCGATGCCCAGCCTGGGGCAGAGGCTAAGGCAACATTCTCCATCCATCCTCGCGGTGGTCAGTACGGTTGGAGCAACAACTGATGGATGAAATCCTCGCACAGATGGTTGAATACAGGGGCGACCTCCAGCTTTTTGCTCGGGGTCTCCATGTAGACCAAGAAGAAGTCGAGTTTCTGTTGGAAGAGACAGAGCCCGACACTGCGGAATACATCTGCCTTCAACTGCTCAAACAATGACCACAATACAAAATACGAATGACTTGCTTGGTTTCCTGATTAACCAAGCAGAGTCAAGAAAAGATTGGTTCGGTTTTACTCAGCAAAGGCTGACTGCGGTTAGCCTTGCTCATGATATTGCTAAGAACCATGCCAATACGATGAGCCCTGAAGAAGTGGTGGACTTCGCGGTTCGGGTTAATGACGCAATCTACCAAAACATAATCAAGCCAAGATAATATGAAACTCTCTCAAGCCTTTGGGGATACCACATCCCTTCGCATCAAGCCGTTTGAACTTGGTGGCAAAACCTTCAAGGTTCGCATTCCTGTCGCAAAAGAAATTGCAGACATGGAAGAGAGGATTGAGAAGGTAGACGAAGCTAAGTTTACTGTCCGCTACGAGAAGGCTATTGCTGGCCTTGAGGGTGAAGGTGTAGAGAAGGTTGATGGTGATGTCCTGTTTGAGGGCAAGTCCACCAAAGAGTTGATCCGTACTGCCTTGCAGGTCGAGAGCCGGATCACTGAGTTGTTCAAGTTGCTGATCCCTGTTGATGGTGAAATCTCAGACTTGACGTATGAGGACATTGAGGCCGAGTTGCCTTTCAGTGTCCAAATTGAGATGATCCGGGCTATTCAATCTGTCATCCAGCCAGGATACGGAGAAGCCCGAAAAAACTCCTAAGGGACACTCACGCTCAGGCTCGGGCTTATGTCTGGGCTCACGGTGGGTGTCCTGACCAGATACCGTCGGATGAAATGACCAACATTGAGATCATGATTCACGACGGAATTATCGGGAATAAGGCCACGCTTCTGGCTTTGAGCGGGTTCGCTACTGGCAACCTCAATGCAAAGCTAAAGCAGGGGGCCAAGTCTTTTGGCATCTCTGACATTCTTCCTTCTACGCATGAGTACATAATTCCTCCGCTGACAGAGGAAGAGCAAAAAGCGCAGGCCAAGGAATCTCTTTTGAGGTTCATGGCGCAGGCCCCTGGAGCCGAAAGGATGTTCAGTGGAACGTAAAGTCTACAGGCTTGAGGGCTTTGAAGAGCTTGAGCAGCAGCTCATGCAACTCGGCAAAGCCTATCGTACTGACACGGTGGCGAGGCGGACCCTTGTCAAAGCTGCAGAAGCCGCTATGAAGCCTGTGGAGGATATGACTCGACAGACTGCTCCTTATGACTCAACCAGCAGCGGACCTATCCACCTGAGAGACACGGTTCGTCTGGATGCGCGTATTCCTAACGGTCGAGACAAGATGTCCGACTATGTGAGCGATGACGATGCGGCCATTGCGGTAGTTAGTGTGAAGAAGTCTGCTGTGTCTTTGGCGCAAGAGTTTGGGACCAAAAAACTCAATCCTCAACCGTTCCTTCGGCTTTCACTCAGCACGCAGGCCACTTCAGTTCTTTCCATCCTAAAGACTGAACTTGCAAGGATAATCCCGGAGTACGCAGCGAGTCTTAGAAGGAAGAAGTAATGGCATCAAATAATATCGCTCGACTTGGGGTTGTCCTCGGGATCGACACGGCGGTCTTTAGCGCAGATATTGATAAAGCCATTTCTGAGAATCGGCGGTTTGGCCGGGAGATGAAGCGCGGCAGTGAAGCCGCAATGCAAGAGGCTCTGAACCTCAAGTACGCTACTGAAGATTACGGCAAGGAAGTATCAAGGCTCGCCCAGGTTGAGCGTCAGTTGGCGACGGGCCGCATGTCGATGGCCCATGATACGGTCAAGCAGGCACTCAGGGACCAAGCAAAGGCTTACGATGACGCTGTAGCGGCTGCCAAGCGTCTCCAGCAGGCCCAGGCTATAGACAAGGACGTCCAGGCTCTCAAGTACGCCACAGAGGACTACGGCAAGACCCTGACGAAGGTTCAGATCATTGAGCGTGAGATCGCCAATGGCAAATACCGCACTGCCACTGATGATCAGAAGAAGCGACTGCTTGATCAGGCTCGGGCCTATGACGCTGTTGCAGTCTCTGCTCAGAAGGTTGTAAACGTACAAGGCAAGTTGACAGACCAGCAGAGGATGGCACTGTCGTATCAGACGACGGACATCGTTACCTCGTTGGTCAGCGGGCAAAACCCGTTCATGGTTTTGATGCAGCAAGGTGGTCAGCTTAAAGACCAGTTCGGTGGCGTTGGGAATGTATTTAGGGCTATTGGTCAGACACTGACGCCAATGCGGCTACTTATTGGTGGAGTGGCTACTGCGTTTGGAGCACTAGCTATTGCTGCTTACAAAGGCGCAGATGAATCTTCAAAGTTACGTGACTCGTTAATTTTGACGGGGAACTATGCAAACATATCTGCTGGTCAGTACAGGGATTTGGCTCTAAGCATTAGTAATGACTACAACGTGGCGATTGGAGATACAAAAGATATTCTTAACGCAGTTATTTCTTCAGGAAAGTTTACTGATACTTCTCTGTCTTCTGTTGCAAGAGCAATTTCAATTATTGCCAAGATTTCTGGAGAAAGCGCATCACAGGTCGCAAGCAAGCTGATTCCAAGCCTTGATGGAAGTGCCTCTTCTGCTAAGCGACTTAATGACCAATACAATTTCCTTACGCTGGCTCAATACAAACAAATTGAGGCATTAGAAAAACAAGGCAAATTGCAAGATGCAATTAGGATCAAAGCCGACGCTTTGACTGCGGCAAAGGTCAGCCAACGTCGAGAACTTGGTGTTCTTGAGCGTTCTTGGGAAGCTCTGAAAAAAGCAGCATCTGATACTTGGGATGCGATGCTTGGTCTTGGAAGAAAAGAATCTACGGAAGCCGGGCTTAAAAGAGTTTCTGAGGCTCTTAAACTAAATACAGAAGACTTAGAAATACAGAAAAAAAATCCTGTAGCTACAGCTATATTGATGGAGGAAAGGATGAGACTGCTTGCGGAGCAGTCTTCATTGCAAGAAATTGAAAGGATGCGAAAGGCATCTGCTTCTAAGTCTGCTGAAGAAAGAGGCAAGATTGATCTATACGCCAATGCTGGAGGCTTATCTACTCAGCGATCTATTGATGACGCAGTAGCCAAGCAAAGGCTTGAGAACTTCAAGACCCAGCAAAGTCTTATGGCCGATGCTGAAGTTCTGGCTTTTGCCGAATCAAACTCCAAGATTGAAGCGGCAAGGCTTGAGAGAGACAAAAAGAATAGAGATCAAAACTCAGTATTTGCTGCTCAGAACGAAGCTGAGTACCATCAGACTGTTATTGCTTCTCGCTTAGGTCTGTCTCAGAAACTCATGGAGATTCAGCAAAAGCGCGATCTCATGGGTCTTGATCTTAGGAAGCAGCAGATCGAACAAGAGTTCAATATCCGCTTCAATCAAGAGACTGAGATTGGCAAGGTTGAGGCCGAGCGCGATAAGAAGATTGCGCTGGCTAGGCTTAATCTTCAGAAAAAGAACATCGAAGAGCGTAATCTGTACGCCAAGGAAAACGATACTGCTTTGGCTGCGGAGATTGTCGGCATCGAAGCTGACGCAAATAGGCAGATTGAATCAATCCGTCTGAATAGGTTTATTAACCTTCAGAACGCAGTCCAAGAATTTAGAGACGAAACAGATAGAGATCGGGCGTCCGCTAGTGCGGCTGAAATGCAGGCAGCACAAGCATTGGCTTCTGAGATTGATCAGAAGTTCTTGTCTGTTGCTCAAGACCGTGCAAGTCTGCAAATTCAGATGGACATGGTTAACCTGTCTGAGAAGGATCGCAATCTTGCGCTAAACAGATTGCAGACAGAACAAGAGATCGCCGCAATCAAGAGAAATCAAAACCTCACTGAAACGGACAAGCAAGCAGCTATTGAGCGGGTCAAGAATCTTGGCTTGCAAAGGGACAACTTGATCCTGATGCAGGAAGAGATGAAGAAGGTTGGCGAAGTCAACAACGCTATCTTTGGCAACATGGAGAAAGCGTTGGAGAACTTTGTTCGCACTGGCAAGTTTTCGTTTAAGGATTTCGCTAGGTCAGTCATCCAAGACTTGATAATGATCCAGTTGAAGTCGGCGGCTACTTCAATCCTTCGCACGATTATTGGCGCGGCCACGGGCAATCCTATGATGATGCTGCCGTCATCTACTGGACAGTACGGAGTTGGGCCTACAGGATTTGCCAATGGTGGCGATCCACAACCTCATAGAGCAGCATTGGTCGGTGAGCGTGGGCCTGAATTGTTTGTCCCACAAACGGCAGGGACCATCATTCCAAATAATGCTCTTGGAAGCCTGGGCGGAACTCAAATCATTAACAACTACAACATCCAAGCGATTGACGTAAAGAGCTTTGAGGATAGGATCATGGGCAGCAACAAGGCTGTCTGGGCTGCGAACTCTTATGCCAATAAATCATTGGCTATTGGCCGGGGAAGAGCGTAATGTCATTCCAAACCATATTTGAGATTCAACAGTCAATGACTGTGAACAACCGGCGTAACGTCGGCCAGCAGGTGTCTCGCTCTGGATACTTGCGGACTGCCCAGTACCTTACCACTGTTCCCTGGGTGTTCACGGTTACACCACACAATTTTCTATACTATCCGCAAGCAAGGTCAATTATTCAGACGATTGACAACCTCGACAGGCAACTTTCTGAGCGGGTAATTTTCACATCAACATCTAACGTATCTTGGTTTACAAAGTATCAAGGGGATATTTCTTCTCCTGTGTTTACTTTGGCAGCGACTCCAGCCACTAATGCAACTACCATTTCCGTAAACGTAACTACAGGAACTGGTTTTGCGTTAAAGGCCGGTGATTTCATTATGATTGGTGGTTACACATATAAGGTAACGGCAGACGTTACTAGAGCGACAAGTCCAAAGTCTGTAACCATACATCGCCCCATTATTGGAAGCCCAACGTCTGGCGCTACTGTGTTTGTCGGAAATGATGTTTCATTTAACGTAAAAGCTGAGTCTTGCCCAACTTATACATTGACTCCGATGACAAATGGAGCATTCGTAAACTGGGATGGTCCTTTCGTGTTTAGGGAAGATATAACACCATGACTACAACGATGGATGCGCTTTCTAGCGCAAGCATTAGACATACCGAGTTTGTTCGCCTTACTACTGCAAGCGTAACGCTCAACTTCTGTAGTGCTGGTGGAAGTATTACTGTTGGAGGAATTACGTTTACTGGCGTTTATCAGCTATTGAACGTCAGCGACATTCCTCAAGATATCAAAAGCACATCGGACGATGTTTCTATTAGCCTTACAGGCTTAGACCCGGCAGATATTGTTTATGTCCTTGGCGCTGACGTAAAGGGAAGTAAGGTAGAAATCTGGCGCGGGTTCTTGGATTCCAATAATCAGGTCATAACGACACCGACTACGCAATTCTTTCGGCGTTATACGGGTTTTGTTAACAGCGTCAGTATCAATGAAGAATTTGATGAACAGAACAGAATGCGGATTGCGACGATTACGCTGGCCTGCACATCGTTCAGAAGGATTCTAGAAACCAGAATTGCAAGCCTAAGAACCAATCAGAAATCCTGGCAGTTCTTTTATCCTAGCGACACATCCATGAATCGTGTGGCTCAGATCAGTAACCAATACTTTGACTTCGGCAAACCTCCTCAAACAGGAAGCGTGAGTGATCCAGATACTGGCGTTGGAAGCACATACAACCCGATTGAAAGTGCTGGCGCATGATAAGACTAGCCAACAAGTTCGACATTGCCGCGTGTACTGAGATGATCAGGAATTATGCGGAAGAGTCTCCTGTTGAAATACTAAAAGACACAAAGCATCACAATGATAAATACATCCGTGAGATGCTGGAGAGTTTAATTATTGGTAGAGGATTTGTTTTAGTAGATGACCAGATGAGAGGCATGTTGGCGGCAATCATCGCTCCTAACTTCTGGTGCCCAACCGTCTCAGAGGTCAAAGAGGTTGCTTGGTGGGTACATCCAGATCATAGGCAAGGAACAATAGGCGGAAGGTTGTTCTTTGAGTTTGTTAAGCATTCTGAGATGCTTGTCAAGCAAAAACGTGCGGAGATTGTATGCGCATCTCTTATGCACACAAGCCAAGTGCATGAACTGCCTGGGTTCAAGAAGATAGAAATGACGTTTGTTAAGGAATAAAGATGCCAGCAACCATTACCGCTGCGTTGATAATGTATGGAAATTTGGCATATGCGACTGCCGTATTTGTTACAAACGTCATTATTACTGCTGCATCCTCATTTGTGCTTGGAAGAATTGTCAGCACAATGGCCGATAAAGGTCAGGATTCCGGCGTAAGACAACAGATTCCGCCATCGTCCACAAACTCCATTCCAGTAGTTTATGGTGAGGCTTGGCTAGGCGGTGCTTTTGTTGACGCAGTGCTTTCTACCGACCAGAAGACCATGTATTACGTCATGGTCATTTCCCATATCTCAACTAATGGACAATTTACATACGACAGGACAAAGTTTTATTACGGAGACCGTTTAATTACTTTTGATACTACGGACACCACAAAAGTTGTGTCATTAACTGACGGTAGTGGTAACGTAGATACAAAGATCAACGGAAATATGTATGTAAATCTTTACACATCAAACACTTCTGGCACTATCACAAACGTAACTGGTGCGGCCCCATCCACCGTTATGGGCGGCACTGACATTACTTCCACACTTCGCTGGCCTGCGTCCGGTCGGCAGATGAACGGACTTGCCTTTGCTATTGTCAAACTGATTTACAACCAAGAGGCAGGAACAACTGGACTACAACCTTTGACGTTTAAGGTTAGCCACAACCTCAACTCAACAGGCGCAGCAAAGCCTGGGGATGTACTGTATGACTACCTGACAAGTGTGAAGTACGGTGCTGCGGTTCCTGTTGCTAACGTCAACTCTACTGAGTGCGCTGCCCTCAATACCTACTCAGATCAAACGATCCCCTACACGCCTAGTGGAGGCGGTTCTGCTACGCAAGCGAGGTACAGAATCAATGGAGTAATTGATACAGCCAAACCAGTTTTGGACAACATTGACAAAATCGTCAGTGCTTGCGATTCATGGTTGGCTTATCAAGCTACCACGGCGCAGTGGATGCCAATCATCAACAAGTCAGAAACTGCGGCATTTGCATTTAACGACACAAACATCATTGGCTCCATGAAGGTGTCGATGACAGACCTGTTGAGCAACATCAATCATATTGAACTTAGCTTCCCGTTTAAGAGCAACAAGGATCAACCCGAGTACGTATACCAAGAGTTGACTACTGGTCTTTATCCTAATGAACCAGACAACAAGACAAACGTGACGCTTGATCTTGTAAATGACTCAGTACAGGCACAATACTTAGCCAACAGAATTTTGCTTCAGTCTAGAGATGATATTGCTGTGTCATTTAGTACGGCATATACAGGCATCCAAGTTAACGTCGGCGAGGTTGTTTCCGTAACGAATACAGACTATGGATGGTCAAGCAAGCTATTCAGAGTGATGAAGGTCTCTGAGGCGTCTTTGCCTGATGGCAATCTGGGCGCTCAGTTTGATCTTTTGGAGTACAACGATTCCTTGTATGCCAATCCGTCTATCACTCAATACGCTGCGGTTTCAAACACTAATAATATTCCGGCACCAGACTTCTTCTCTGCTCTGTCTGCTCCTACAGTAGGGGATCAACTTCCTAACAGTAGTCCTGCCACGTTCTCAGTATCTTGCACGATGCCAACTACAGGACGGGTCACGGCAGTCAAATTGTTCTACACAACTTCGGCATCTCCGTCATCTTCTGATTGGCAGGTCTGGACAGAACAAACAACCACAGACTCTGCTCCATTCACTAATGGCTCTGTCGTAAAGTTTACTAACGTGGTTCTTCCTATCGGGAATTACTATTTCTCTTTCCAAGTGTCCAATGATATTGGAACAAGTGCTTTAAGCCCAGCAAGTTCTGTCCTCGCTTGGCAGCCTGGGTCAACTGCCGGTGTTGTTGCCAACTTCAGCGGATCAGCTTTTGATTCTCAGTTGTCTCCTACATCAGCGACTGCCACGTTACGTTTTGCGTCAGATGGGACTATTCAAGAATCATCTGCTGGAGGGGCGTTCTCAACGATTGGCAACTGGTATCTGCCAACCACAACCAACATTGGATCGACTCCGGGTTATTGGTTGTACGCAACGCTTACCTCTGGAACTTTGACTTCTGGCACTACTGGCTCATGGATTAAGTTAGATGCGAACAGAGACTACACCTGCACAAGAGCGTCAACTGGCATGACCGCAGCATATTTGAGTTTCCAAATTTCAAGCGCTTCTGGCGGAACTCCTGTTATTGGATACGGCACGGGAGAAGTGGTTGCTTTGGTGGAAGTGTGATAGCATTTCCATATAAGACACCATAGACCGTCCGCTAGTTAGTGGACATCATCGGGAATCGATATGGCAGTCTTCAATAAAAACACACTAGCCCAGGTATCGGGCTTTGACAATCCAATCCTTGCTGGCGAACTGGTCTACAACCAGAAAACCTATTGGAACGTCACTCTTCAGCGATCTGACGGCACTCCGATTGATCTGACGGGAGCATCCATTGATGCCCAGATCATTCGTAGAAGCGTCACTAACATCGTTGACACACGCAATGGTCTGACGTTTGACATTGCAGACTACACCCCGGCTCCGACTCCTGTAAACCTGACGGTTACGAACATTGTCAACGGCGCGGGTCAGTTCACGTTGGTGATCGATGAATCTGCATGGTCGGTGATCTCCTCTGACCCTCAGTTGGATATTTCAGCATCCAATTGCGTTGGGTTCTCTGGCCGAATAAAGATCGCGTTCCCTGCGGTGGGAGCGACTCCAGCAGATGATTCGATCCTTTTCCTGCTGTTCCTGGTCCGTTCTGATGGGGTGACGAATTGAAAGTTCTCGTAACTGATCAGAACAACCTGATTGTTCAAGTCCAGCCTGTTGCTCGAAACACGCTGACGATTGACCGGGGCGCTAGTGGCCCTCAAGGTCCAACGGGGCCCGCTGGGTCTGCTGGTACTCAAGGCCCAACCGGGCCTAGTGGAACTACCGGCCCCACTGGTCCTACGGGCGCTGCATCAACCGTTCAAGGCCCAACCGGCCCGACAGGTCAACAAGGCAACACAGGCCCCACTGGTCCTACTGGCGCGGCTTCTACCGTAGCTGGCCCGACAGGTAACACAGGTCCAACTGGCGCACAAGGCAATACCGGTCCCACCGGACCTACAGGTTCTCAGGGGATTCAAGGCGTAACTGGTCCAACAGGATCACAGGGGAACACTGGACCCACTGGCCCAACTGGGAGCCAGGGCATTCAAGGAAATACCGGCCCCACTGGGCCGACAGGTTCACAAGGCAATGTTGGGCCGACCGGACCCACTGGGGCTCAAGGCATTCAAGGCCCTACGGGTCCAACGGGATCGCAAGGCGCAGTCGGACCAACGGGCCCAACTGGTGCCCAAGGAATTCAAGGTGATGTTGGTCCCACCGGCCCCACCGGCGCTCAGGGTATTCAAGGCAATGTCGGACCAACTGGTCCCACTGGTGCTCAAGGAATTCAAGGTGATGTCGGACCTACTGGTCCCACCGGGGCGCAAGGTAACGTAGGACCGACAGGCCCAACTGGGGCGCAAGGTAACACGGGAAATACCGGCCCCACCGGACCTACTGGTTCTCAAGGAAACACTGGTCCCACGGGTCCAACAGGCTCGACCGGCTCACAAGGTGATGTCGGACCCACTGGCCCTACTGGAGCGCAGGGTAATGTAGGCCCCACGGGACCGACAGGCTCCACTGGATTACAAGGTGATGTTGGTCCTACTGGTCCTACAGGCTCTACAGGTAACACTGGTAATACCGGTCCCACTGGCCCCACTGGATCGCTTGGCCCCACCGGTCCTGCTGGCTCTGGTAGCGGTGATGTACTTGGCCCAGGTACTTCAACTGACAACGCTGTTGTTCGCTGGAATGGCACCAGTGGTACATCTATTCAAAACTCTGGCGTCACGCTTGATGACAACGATGAGTTCAACGGAGTTGCTGCGGTTGCTTTTGATACTGCCGCGACGGTTACGCCTGCCATTGCTAAGTTGCAGTGGGACAGCGGAGACGGCACGTTTACTTTTGGCCTTAAAGGCGGCAATGCTGATCTTCAGATTGGTCAGGAAAACGTCTGTCTATCCTATAACGGCAGCGGCGCATCTATCGCTAAGGGCAAGGTTGTTTCTGTTAACGGCGCACAAGGTCAGCGTCCATCTATAGTTCTTGCGGATGCGGACACCGAGCCTTTAAGTGCTGCAACTCTTGGTATTACCTCAGAGACTATTGCTAACGGTGCTGAAGGTTTTATAACCACGTTTGGTGTTCTGCGAGGTTTTGATACGTCAGCATTTGCTGCTGGCACTCCTGTATATCTGTCGCAGACTCCTGGCGGCATCACCTCGACCAGACCGACCGCTCCTGCCAACACTGTTTTTCTTGGATGGATTATTAAGTCCAATGCGTCTTCTGGTGAAATCTTCATCAATATCAACAATGGATGGGAACTTGATGAACTTCACAATGTATTGATTAGCAGTCCTCAATCAGGACAAGCTCTTGTTTATAACGGGACTCTTTGGGAAAACACGTTTGCTGTAGGACCGACAGGCCCGACGGGAAGTGCTGGGCCGACCGGACCTACTGGATCAACGGGCAGTGTTGGACCAACTGGTCCCACGGGTGCTACTGGTGATACTGGTCCGACAGGAAGTGCTGGCCCTACTGGCCCCACAGGTTCGACCGGGAATACTGGCCCCACGGGTCCGACAGGATCAACTGGGAATACTGGCCCCACTGGGCCTACAGGGGTAACTGGTGATATTGGACCTACAGGTCCGACGGGTTCTACGGGTAATACCGGCCCCACTGGACCCACGGGGGCGCAAGGAAATACAGGTCCGACCGGGCCTACGGGGGCGAATTCAACTGTTGCAGGACCGACCGGACCAACCGGTCCAACTGGGGCTGACTCAACGGTAGATGGGCCTACTGGACCCACTGGACCTACTGGTGCGGCATCAACAGTTGCTGGTCCTACGGGGCCTACTGGGCCTACTGGAGCCGCGTCTACCGTTGCTGGCCCCACCGGCCCTACTGGAAACGTTGGACCTACCGGCCCTACCGGCCCCAACCCTGACACCTCAACGTTTGTTCAAGGTCCAGCTTCCGCTACAGATAACGCAATCGCAAGATTTGATCTGACAACTGGCAAGTTGATTCAGAACAGCTCTGCGTTGGTTGATGACAGTGGGAATGTCAACGGCAACAACGTAAATTCCGCCTACACCACTACAGCAACAGCAGGCACAACGACTACGCTTACTGTTGCGAGTACTGGTATTCAATACTTTACTGGCAGCGCAAACCAAACGCTTCAGTTGCCAGACGTAACTACGTTGAAGTTAGGTTGGTCATATCACATTGCAAACACCAGTACAGGCATCGTTACTGTCACTTCTTCTGGCGGCAACACAGTAGGTACTATTCCTGCTGGCGTTTCAGCAATGGCAACCTGTATTTTGATTACAGGCACAACCAACACTTCTTGGGACATTGGCTTTACAGACTTCCCTGTTGCGCCTACGGGTGCTCTTGTCGGAACTACTGATACTCAGACGCTGACCAATAAGCGGATCACTCCTCGGGTTAACAACCAAGCCACCACCACTTCTCCGTGGGCCTGGAATAGTGATTCATTTGACCAACAGCAGTTTACTGCTCTTGCAAATGCATTGACGATCAATGCTGACGCAGGAACCCCGACTGACGGACAGAGAACCATATTCCGATTTGAAGACAACGGCACCGCTCGAGCGCTAACTTGGACTACTGGCACATCTAAGTCTTTCAGAGTGATTGGGGTTACTCTTCCATCAACAACTATTGTTACCAAAACTATTTATGTGGGTTGTATCTATAATTTATTTGATGACCGTTGGGATGCAGTTGCTACCGCTACGGAGGCATGATGATTATTGAGTTTGAATTTGACACTGCTCATGGTGTCTTTCGAGATGCCATTATTCTCCCTGACGATCACACATTGTCAGATGCTGATATTGAGGCAATGAAGATTGAGCGTAGAGACAACTGGATTTACATTGTAGAGAACCCTCCTTCAGAGCCATCACCTGAAACAGTTGAGATTGATGGTGTGATCTATCAAAAGGTCTAGGAATGGCAACGAAATACTGGCGCGGTGGGGCCGGCACCTGGGATGCCACAACAGCCACAAACTGGTCCGACACTAGTGGCGGTGCTGGTGGCGCCATTGCGCCCTGTGCGTTGGATGATGTCATCTTTAACTCAGCGTCAAATGCCACTGCATACACGGTAACTATTGCTGCTGGGGCAGTATGTAGAAGTCTAAACATTGCTGGGCCTGCTGCGGGAAACGTCACGGTTGCTGGAACCGGAGCTTTTGGAATATTTGGCAGCTTAACTCTTGCGGCAACAGGTATTACTAGAACCTACACTGGAGCAATTACATTTAGATCAACCACAATTGGCAATACAATTACAACTAATGGAATATCACTAGCGTCAGCAATTGTTTTTGATGGAGTTGGAGGCGCATGGACTCTTGGTTCTGCATTTACAACAAGTGGCAACTTTACTTTTAATAATGGAACATTTAGCACATCAAATTTTGCATTAAGTTTTAGCAGTTTTGTAGGAGCTACTGGAACAAAAACATTAAATCTTGGTTCAAGCACAGTAACGGCGTCACAGATATCTAATATATCTGGGCTTACTTTAAACGCTGGAACTTCTACAATAAATATTACAAATTTAACCCCAACTTTAGGAGGCGCAGCGTTTTCGGGGGCTACATTTTATAATGTTGCATTTACAAATGCAAGCCCAGCTACTTCTATTGCAATTTACGGATCAAATACTTTTAATAATTTATCTTTTGTTACGACAACATTAGCTGGTTCGGTTGCAATATTTTTAACTGGAAATCAAACTATAAACGGCACGTTACAAATTTCTGGTTCTGGGGCAATTTCTAGATATTTTCTTAGATCAGATATTTACGGCGTAACAAGAACAATAACATGCAACGCGATTTCTGCATTGACTGATATTGATTTCAGAGACATTACTGTTTTAGGCACTTCATCTCCTTGGTCAGGCACAAGACTTGGCAATGGCTTAGGAAATACAAATATCACATTTAATGCTGGTGTAAATAAGTTTTGGAACCTTGCTGCCGGTGGGGCCTGGACTGCTGCAGCTTGGGCAACAACAAGCGGAGGAACTGCATCTGCACTTAACTTTCCTCTTCCTCAAGATACAGTAAATATTGTTGATACTGGTCTTAATTCAGGCGCAACAATATCTGCATTTAATAGCTTTGCCATAACTACTTTAAGTATTGGTTCTAGGACGTTGGCTTTTACATTAACAGGAACGAACCCAGAAATACAAGGTAATGTTGTTTTGTGTTCAGCGATGACCGCAACGGGATTTAGTTTTAATGCAACAGGAAGAACTCAGCAGCTAATAACTACTGCAACAAGAACATTAGCTGCAATTGGAGTAATAAATATAGGAAATTCAGTTGTTTTTCAAGACAACGTAACTACTAGTGGATCTATTTCTGTATTTGCTGGAACACTTGACACCAATGGCAAAACAGTATCATGCAATTCTCTTGCTGCAGGCGGAGGATATGATTTATTTACAAAAACATTTACTTTTGGCGCTAGTTCTATTACTTGCGCAAATTTTGGTGGAAATGTTAATTTACCTGTTGTTATAAATGCAGGCACATCGACTATTACTTTAACTGCAGCAAATGCCAATTTGGGTTATTTGGGTCAAACATTAACATTTAATAACGTCACATTTTCTACTGCCACAACATCTCCATCTATTTTTGCAACCAGTTCAACATTTAATAATTTAACTTTTACTGCTTCAACTGCGTTAGGTGTGAATAGTATATTTTTATCTGGCAACGTAACAGTAACCGGAACTTTGGCTTTTGGTGGGGGCACTTCAGTTACGCAAAGATTAGGAGTTATTAGCGACACTATTGGGACAACAAGAACAATTAGCGCTGCAACGGTCACTGGACTTACTAACATTGACTTCAGAGATATTAATGCAACTGGAGCCGCAAACTGGACTACAGGTACTAGACTTGGAGATTGTCAAGGCAATACTGGCATAACATTTCAGACAAAAACCGTGTATTGGAATTTAACTGGAGCGCAAAATTGGACAGCAACTGGTTGGGCGACAACAAGCGGAGGAACACCTGCTGTTAACAACTTTCCATTAGCTCAAGATCAAATAGTTTTTGACAATACAGGTGCGGCAACAACTATAACTGTAAATGCGTTATATAACATAGGGTCTATTATTGCTGGCACAAGAACAACAGCATGGACTTTAGCGGGAACAATTGGATTTAATATATATGGTAGTACTGTGACATACGGATCAGGTATTACTGCAAGTATTACCGGCACATATAATTTTTTATCAAATGGAACAACACAGACATTTACAACTGCAGGCAAAACACTTAATCAAGTTATTTCAATACAAAAGCCAAGCGGGATATTTAATCATGGAGATGCGGCTACGTTTTCTGGCACAAACGGAGTAACCCTTTCCACTGGTAATTACACTTACAACACTCAAAATTTTAATATAACCGGCGTACATAGTATTGCTTCTACATTTGTTGGAACAATAAATTTTGGATCAAGCACAATTACATGCGCTGGGTCTTTTAATAATTCATCAACAACTTGTACATTAAACGCTGGAACTTCCACAATAAATTTAACAGCTGCTTCAACTAAAACATTTACTGGTGGAGGGAAAACTTTTAATATTGTTTCTAACAATGGCGGCACAAACACAACCGCATTAACTATTGTTGGCAGCAATACATTTACTACGCTACAAAATACCGCTAATCAAGACTTGACATTAACAAGCGGGACTACGCAAACTGTAACTAATTTTAATTACACTGGAGCAAGTGGAAACGTGGTTGATATAAACACCACAACCCCAGGTTTGCAAGCTACTTTATTAAAAGCATCTGGCCCTTGGTATGCTGGAGCGAACTCTACTGATGGTGGAAATAACAGCGGATGGACCTTCACTGCTGGAGGCTCTACCAACTTTGCGTACATCAAGGACATCATTGCAGCAGTCACTTCAGTAGCGCAAAATAGCAACTTCTTTTTCTTTTTGAGGTAGTATGCAAGACCAAGATGTCCTAACGGTCAAACTCCAAGTCTTGCATGAAGACGTAGGGGAGATGAAGTCGGTTCTAAAGGACTTGACTGCTGCGATCACTAAGCTGGCCCTGATTGAAGAACGCCAGACTCAAGCGGCGGCGGCTCAAGAAAGAGCCTTTGGAGTCCTGGCAAAGCTAGAAGAACGTATTGCTACTTTAGAGGCTTATGTGCCTGCTAACAAACGCATGAATGTTTGGTTTGATCGTGCGCTTTGGAGTGCGATTGGCCTGCTCTGCATGTTCGTCGCTAAGAAGACGGGGCTTGTATGATTGAAATTGTTGGCGGCGGCATCCTTGGGTCTATCTTTGGTGGACTATTTCGATTGGCCCCTGAAATCCTGAAGTTCCTAGACAAGGGAAATGAACGCAAGCATGAACTTGCGATGTTCACGCTTCAGACTGATCTCGAAAAGGTCAAGGGCAACTTCCGAATGGAAGAGAAGTATGTGGACTACTCAACTGAGCAACTGAAAGCTATTCAAGAGGCTTTCAAAGAGCAAACCACCACTGCGAAAGAAGCCGGATGGTTTGTTGCTGCGGTGTCTGCTTTGGTTCGACCTGGGATCACCTGGGCATTGTTTTTCATGTACGCGGCAGTCAAGGCAGCGGGCCTGACGATTGCCATCTCTTCTGGTGCTCCTTGGCAGGATGTCGTCCTTAAAGGATGGAACGGTGATGATTTCGCTATGCTCAATATGTGCATAACTTTCTGGTTTGTTGGAAGAAGCATTGAGAAATATCAAAAGTGAAGGAAGCGATTGACTTAGCTACGGAAGGCTTAATCAAGCCTTTTGAGGGTTATCACAAGAAACTTTCTGATGGTGGATGTCTTGCATATCCTGACCCAGGAACGAACGCAGAGCCCTGGACGATAGGTTGGGGCTCAACAGGTCCAGACATTCGTCCTGGGACCGTTTGGAGCCTTGAGGCGGCACAAGCAAGACTATCAGCAGAAGTGGCTCACTTTGCTGTTGGTGCGCTTAAACTTTCTCCGTCTCTTCGTAATGCAATGCCTCGCCAGTTCGCGGCTATCATTTCGTTTTGCTACAACTGTGGATTAGGCAACTACCGAATCAGCACTCTGAAGAAAAGAGTTGATGTTGGTGATTGGCCTGGAGCGCAGGAAGAGATACAAAAGTGGAACAAAGCAGCAGGCAGAGTTCTTCGCGGGCTTACGATTAGAAGACAAGCAGAGTCAAGATTTCTACGATAGGACAAGAAATGCCATTCAGCAGCAATAGCGGAAAAGACTTCATCAAATCACTTAACCTGCAAGCCAAGACAATCCTAGATGTCGGCGCGGGTAGTGGCACCTACAAAGACCTCCTGAATCTCAAAGGCAAGTGGACTGCTCTAGAGATTTGGGAGCCTTACGTTGACAAGTATTCTTTGCGAGACAAATACGAAGAAGTTATCGTCGGTGATGTCAGGTCAGTAAATTTTCAAAAGTACGATGTCTGTTTCTTGGGTGATGTGCTTGAGCACATGACCGTTGAGGAAGCGGTTTCCGTAGTCAACAAAGCCAAACAGAACTGCACCACGGTCATCATCAGCATTCCTCTAGGTCACTACCCTCAAGACGAATACGACGGGAATCCTTACGAGAAGCATGTAGTCCCTGATTGGTCGCACCAGCAGGTTCTGGAGAACTTTGGCGAGCCATATCAGTTTCACATTGACAACGAGATCGGTGTCTACGTTTACAGGCGTCTGAAGATCGCTGTCTATGCCATCAGCAAGAACGAAGAGCAGTTCGTCCAGCGGTTCTGCGAGTCTGCTGCCCAGGCTGACCTGATCCTGATTGCCGACACCGGCTCGACAGATGGGACAGTCGAGACAGCCGAATTCTACGGAGCGGAAGTCCCGTCCATCTGCATCAGTCCGTGGCGTTTCGACAAAGCCCGAGATGCCGCCTTGGCGCTGATTCCGCGAGACTTTGATGTCTGCATCAGCTTGGACCTAGATGAGGTCATGGAGCCTGGGTGGCGCGAAGAGATCGAACGGGTCTGGAAGCACAACACAACCCGGCTTCGTTATAAGTTCGATTGGGGCCACAACATCCAGTTTTATTACGAGAAGATTCATCATCGTCACGGGTATCACTGGCACCACCCCGTGCATGAGTACCCGGTCCCTGATCAGCGGATCAAAGAGGTCTACGCTCAGACCGACAAGCTACTGGTCAGCCACCACCCCGATCCCACCAAAAGCCGGGGACAGTACCTCGACCTTCTCAGGATGGCCGTTAAGGAAGACCCGAGGTGCCCTAGAAACGCTTTCTACTTCTCTCGGGAGTTGACCTTCTACCGGCTCTGGGATGAGGCTCTGGAGGCTCTTAACGCTTACCTAGAGATGCCAGAGGCTACTTGGCCTAATGAGCGTTGTTATGCGATGCGCCTGCTGGCTGACTGCTGGGAGGCTAAGAACGATCACTACCAAGCCCAACAGTGGGTCAGGAGGGCGGCGGCTGAAGCCCCATACACCAGGGAACCTTGGGTCCGCATGGCAGAACTAGCCTATACGCGAAAGGATTGGCAGGAGTGCTTCTATGCGGTGAATCAAGCACTTTCAATCAAAGACAAGGCACTTGTGTATACCTGCGACCCGTCCTGCTGGACAGAGAAACCTTATGACTTTGGTTCGATTGCTGCGTGGCATCTAGGCTACAAAGAGATTGCTGTCGATTGGTGCAAAAAAGCACTTGAGTTCAACCCTGCTGATGCTAGACTGCAATCCAATTTAGTCGCCATCTCCTGAAGGCTGCAAAGCCCTTAAAGCCTCTTCGGGGGCTTTTTTTTCGCCCACTCGGCCATGATGTACTTTTCTAGATACTCACGGCCACGTTTACCTCTAGCTTTTTCAATACTCTCAAGGTACGTTTTACGGTTGCCTTTTGGCATTGAAAGGACGAATCTGGCTTCACACTCTGCTCGGTGATGCTCTCTATCGTCGTAAACCTGTGCTGATTCGCGCACTCACGCCTCCTCTTTTCCCCTCGCGTTTCAAGTACAAACGTCCAGACTCCGCACGTTGGACAGCGCATGTTTTCTTCGATCCTCGTAAAAGATTCCCAAGTCCCAGACGCTAGATACAGTTTTCCGCATCTTTGCTTTTGAGCGTCGGTTGTACTCTTGCCTGCTCAGTTTCGGAGGCTTCTTAGCATCCTTTCCTGGGCCAAAAGCGTAGAGTGCGCGAGGATACAACCTCCCTCCATCTTCGTCACGCCGGTAGCCTGAGATGTGAAAGTGGTCACATCCCTGAAGCGCGGCAGCTATCTGATTAACGTGCTTAATCTTTAGCTGTTCCGCCACTTCTCGGGCTGTCATGGGGCCAAGTTCTTGGAGGAGAGTCAGGATTTTCGATCTTATACGGACAGGGGCCGGAGCCTGTGAAAGGCGACATCCAAACTTGCCATTGCCCAGACGGAAAGGACCGTCTTTGGCAGCCAAAACATCTGTCGTCAAGCCACGATCCCCAGTTTTCATCATGGTATTTAATTCCATCGCATCTTGCTACGTTACTCATCAATCTTCCCCAATGCGTCCTGGATAAGTTCTCTGATTTCGATCATTGCGTCTCGAAACTGCTCAGGGTCATCAAGGTGCTTTAGAGCGTTTCTAAGGCGATTGTCAGCAGACCAAAGTGCTGCCCATGCAATACCTGCTTTGAAGGCTTGTTCGACCTGTAAAGCCTCATCTGGCAAGTTGAATTGCATGATCACCTTCACAGGAACTGCTCCAGGTTAGGAGGCTTCCAGCCTTCAGGTTTCAGAACCTTCCCCGATGGTGCCTTCTGAAATCGTCCATCCACCTGCTTATCCGAAATGTTAGATCGATGAAGCTCTGCCCAGGCATCACCAAGGCGAGGCCCAACAAGCGTATAAGCCAAACAAAGAGATACCCAAGCAAGATCAAGTGATGCGTCAAGTAACTCAACAGGGTTCGCATCAAGGTCAATCGGTTCTTTCCTAATGGAGAAAGACGCGCCATCTAGGACTCCTATTGCTCTGCGTAACTCTACGGACAGGGATGGACACTGAAGCGACTCCAGCATCTCCTTAGCCTCTTCCAAGACAAGGGACGTATAAAGTTCTGTGTGGTAGTGATGACCTACACCCTCAACCCACTGCTCAACCGATTCGATTGGATTCATCCAGCTTCTCCATGATTCGCCTCAGGTAGATCGCCTGATCCAATGCTTCCTCGTAGGCGTGTTGGACCCATTGGCGCAGCTTCAGAGGGTTATCGCTTACAGTGGTGCCGTACTTAGCAATGCCCATCTGCTGCCGCCTAACGATGTCCACGCAGACCCGGCTTTCAGTTCCAGTTGCTGGCATGGGCGGGTACTTATAGATGTGTGACGCGGTGAACATGCTTTGCGAGAAGCCAGCGGTCCCCCAGGCGGATCACCGAGCGCACCCAGGCGCGTTGGTTGTGCCGATCCAAGTGAGGAATGCCGCAGTGGAAAAGAGTCTTGGCGTGTCGGAGAAGTGCTTTAGTAGTCATAGAGTTCAACCCAATCAATAGCGAGGATGTCTTCACTACGCAGATTGCAATACGCAAGATGCGTAAGGAAGTTGATGTTGATGAAGTCTGATTTGTTCCAGGCTTTGCGACGAATCTTTTTGCCGTCTTTCATCGCCAGCAGAGCCATGCTGAAGCACATCTCTCCTGTAGCTGCGTCATAAAAGTGCTTCATCTGCTTCCCTCAGAATTTGGTCTTGCAGTTCTTTCTTGGTTGGTGGTTTGACCGTACCGAAAGGCCAGCAAGGCGGGGCGTTCTTGGATTTGGTTCCGTCAGGTTTAGTAAACATAATCAAAAAGGTACGTCAGATTCATCATCCCAATCATCATCGCGGGCGCCCTTCTTAGCTCCAGCGGTCTTCTCGGCTTTGCCCACAAACTCCAGGGCGTCAATCGTGCCGCGCATGTTGTGGTAGGTCTTGCCGTCTTTGCCTTCGTAGACCTCAATGTGGATGTCTCGCATGTCCACAAAGATCAGCGTCCCTTTGCCGAGAAACGGAGCGAGAGAGTCAGCCCGCTCACCAAACAACGAGGCTTGAATCCACTGCGAAGGCTTCTTACCGTCACGATCCTTCTGACCGTAGTTGTAAGCCAGCACCAAGTTTGCCACAGTCACGCCGCTACGGGTAGCGCGAATCTCGGCATCCTTACCCAAACGACAATTTCCAATCAATCGCATCATTCTTCCTTCAAGTGATATTCGGCAAAGTGCTTGCCATTACGCTGTTTCATAACTTGTTTGATGTCGTAGCCTGCTTTGCGTAGTTCATGGATACGCGCAGCAAGACGAAAACACCCAACTTTTTGCAGGGCATCCTGTGGCGTGACAGGCCCCTGACGTAGAAGTTCAACTATTTGATGGCACTGTGATTCCATTTAGTTTCTCCACAATCAAATCAACCTCAGTCAAAAACTGAGAGACTTCATTCTCAAGTTCTTTGATCTTCTGGGCATCAGTGTTTACCCTATAGATCGCCAACTGGAGGTGTTCTGGAAACCTGGGATCAAACGATACGAAGTCGCACCAAGGCCGACCCGTCACGGCCATCTGCCAGTACATCTGAGGCAGGTAGTCGGGGTCCGCTGATCCGCGAAGCAGGTTGTCTAGGTGGGTCGCTGAGTTAGGGCACTTGATCTCAATCAGACCATCACCTGGGAATCCATCAGGAGAAGCACCAGACATCGCAATTATTGGGTGGTCAATAAACCCTACGTCTTGAATCAGTTGACCAGTGCGGTTTTCGTATGCAAGTTTTGCATAAGGTTCATGGTCGATCCCATGCTGCATGGCCGCGTTGGTGAAGCCTTCCTTTTTGGACCCGGTAAGCCTTTCCAAAGCAAGCTCAACAGCGTAGTTCTTACGCGAGGCCGAGGCTCCGGTTTTGGTCTTAGCAACGATGTCTTTGATCCGCGAAGCAGTAGCTTTGCCTACCCTTTGCTGAAACCACTCAGGCGTCTGCTGCATTTTAATTAACCTTGTAATCTTTGAAAACAACACCTTTTGAAGCGTCTCCAACTTTGCAAGACTTCACCCAAATAGATTTTCCTGACGGGTGTTTCCTCCAATGTCCTCTGCGGTCATGCAATCTAGGACTTGCATGAGTACCTCCTTGATGTTCTTTTTTGATTTCTTTGGGCCCAATTTCTACAGTATGCCAATCAAACAAAATTGCAGGCTTGCCCTTTGCTTTTCTTTTGCGATTTATTAAACTATTTTGTGCAACTGGCTTATATGATCTTGAAACAGAATCTTGCAGCTTGATTAGTGAAACACATGCGGTTCTAAAGATAGGCTCTACGTCCTTTTTTTGCACATTGCCATGTGTTGTGTATTTAATTCCATCTTCTTCGCACAAATAAGCAAAAGGATAAATATAGTGTTTAGTATTTATCACTACTCCACTAACAGTTACGCTATCTTGACCTTGAATAAGCCACAAAGAAAATGGTTCTCCGCTTTCATCTTTGCCAACAATCGCTGTTTTTTCATACGGCAATTTAGAAACAATATCCCAATTAACTCTTCCTCCAGGCCATTTATCTAATTTATCCACATCGAACCACATAAACATTTCAGCATTTGGGTGTAATGCCGCTGCTTTTTGAATCAAAGGTGTCATAGATATTCCTTACGCAATTTCGTCCTTGATTGCAATTTCCCGTACAACACCCCTCCACGGAAGGTTCTGTGCAAGGGTGGGGCCGAGGTTGACTCTCAATGCTGCTTCGCCTGGAGTCTCGGCACCTAGATACCAATGTTCTCCATCCCAGTAGGAAAATCTCAGTAAAGGTGCGCTTCCTTTCCATGTCTGAAACTTCCTCTCGTAGACCCCGACTCGGAAAGGATCAATACCCTCAAACCACTCAGTTCTTGTTTGCATTCTTCAGTGACTGACTATGAATCGCCCAGAGCTTCTCTTTCATTGGGCCTACAGGAACGGCCTTAAAAGCCTTCTGGAGGGCTTCCAGGCCTTCAACTGCAGCTTCCCTTAGCCTGGGCAGGTTTGCTTCCTCAAAAGCCTTGTAGGCCTCATCCACTGCGGTCGCGTGACCATCGTCATCTTCGGGAGCGATACCACAGGCTGCCATCAGGGCATAGCGTCGAGCGTAGGTGAGCGCGGAGCCGTAACCTTGCGGGTCTTTCTTGCTGGCAGGTACATGTAGCTTTCCTGCCGAAACCTGTTCACCAGACTCATGGATAAAAAGAGTTTCAATAACGATCCCGTCATCACACTCATGTGATGTCTGCATCAAGAAGATGCCGTTGTTGTTGAGACCATCAATGACCGCTTCAATACAAGCCGCAAGGTCTGCGTACTTTGATTTGAAATGCGGATTGGAAGCAGTCTTAAGTGCAGGCCCAAATGCTTTTTGAGCCTTCACCAATGCACAAGCAATGTTCTTCATACCTTGAATTCATCAATAGAACGGCCATTGGAAATGTGAGTCTTCAGCCACTTAGCCATAATGCCGCGACCAGACCAAGTGTTGTCGCCGTCACGGTACTTCACTGCAACAGGCTTGCGCTCGCCCTTGACTTTGACCTTGGGTTGCTTTTTGGGCTCTTCCCAGGTTGAGACATATTCCTTGTCCCAGAAGACCATTTTGGTGTCAGTCTGAACTGGAGCAGGGAACTGACCCAGTTTCATGTACTTGTTAACCTTGCCGCGAGTAATTCCCAGCAAAGCGCAAACACCATTGATCGACAAAAACATATCGTGTCCTTTCTTTGAACGTGTTTTGTGAACGTGTCGATTTTCGACGCTAAATTTTAACGTGAGAGTAGGTGTTTTCCCTAAGTTGTTGAATCCATTTCAGGGCTTTGCCTGTGCAGATTTGTGAACCTGTGACTCTCAAGACTCTCCAGCCCAGGCACATTGCTTCCGCGTACTTCTCAGCGTCTTTCTCGAAGCCGGAACCTCGGTTGTGGCGACCGTTGATCCATGTCCCACCTTCTACCTCGACGGCCAGCATGTGATCAGGCCAAACCATGTCCA